CGCGCGTGGAGGTAACTACCTGTTACCGAGGTTCGCAGTTGTTCACTGCAACTGCCCGACCGAAGTCAGGGAGTTTAATATCCTCCGGTAAGGAGGACCCGACAGGGGTGGTGTCCCAATTTGGGGCAACACCCTTCCTTATGGTGTAGTTCGGCATCCTTTGGCGAACACCTATTGCACCATGTTCTATATCTCCTCTTAAGAACGCAATCAAAAGGCCATCCGGGTTATAAATCCGGGGCTTTTGACCACGGGGTAGGTATACTTTTCCCTCACCTAAGGTAATCCGTGAAGGGCGGGGCACCCATCGTCTGTAACACAGACTTTGAGTAGCCTTGTCCCAACGGAATTTCCAGAGGTTAGAGTAGGTACACCTAATTCCAGCGTCGTCATTCTCCCAAACAGGCACCGGAAGGTACCTGCAAGAGCGAACTAGACGTCGTACGGTCCTGGAGAGTGGAATCCCACATCTCGCTGTCCATAGATTGCACTGGTTGATGGAGGAGTAGATTGCTTGCGGAGTCTTTAGGGATTTAATATATACCCCTCGGACATTCGAACCACGAAAGTAGTCCGAACCGCAGCTTTCTCTAAACGGTCCTTGCAAGAAGGACTTCTCACTGTTGACCTGAAAGCCTAAAATGTTTAGGAGTCTGATAACACGCTTGGCGATTGATTTGCCAGCAATGATATCATCCCCAAAAACACCAAAGCTCCCAGGTTTGCCCCGTTTGTTACGGCTTTCCTTGCGATAAGCCGTGCGAGACGCAGCGAGAACTGCACAAGAGAATAACATAGTTTGCAAAGGGAATGTAAATCCATTTCCCATTGTAGAGACCATGTTAAGCTCTATTAGGCGCCCATTTGGGATTTCGCACTTTGGACTGCGTAGTAGGTTCAGCCAGTCGAGAAATCGAGCTGGAAGAACTTCCTGCAACATCCTCATGGAAATCGAATCGGATGCTGACGACAGGTCGATTGTGACTAAGCCATCATGGCTCGGGTCGATATCTTCCTTATGATCGTAGCTACCTATTCGCGCTAATTCCCGGTTGTAAAACTGTTGGGTTGCGAAGTCAATTCCGAAGAATTGTCTAAGCCGCCGTTCCAGTATCGCACCTAGCCCGAGCTGATAAAACATATTCAGCGAAGGTTCGATGCAGATCGACCGAGAAGTGTCAGCGTTTTTCGGAACAAAGGAAAGTCGGTTTCCTGTTACTACCTCACACTCCGAGTAGAAAGCTTGGCGGCAAAATTCCGCAGAGAGCTCTCTATCACGAGTAGAAAGGTAGCAGGAGTAGGCTCCTAGAAGCCCCTCTGAAGTACAAGAAAGCGGAGAGCTGAAAAGCTTCGTATAGAAGTCATTTCCAACTGCTCCAACACTAACCCCCGGTCCCATTCTTCCATGATCTAAGATCTGGTTGAATGAACTGACTAAAGGTTGGTGATTAGGGTAGAGAAACTCCCAGACGAGGTTTTTAAACTCGCCAAAGAGCAACTCATCCCCACTATCTTGTAACTCCAGCTTCCAAGTTCCACACTGGTCATTAACTGTGAGGAATTTATCTAGACAGGTCGCGTCGGCCTCAGGCGAAACTCGATCCTTAAATTTCTTAAAGAAAGAGTTAGCCATAGAGACCGCAGCTATCTGCCTAGTGGAAGAATCTGGGTAACTGTCGCATTTCCCTAGTGTCTCCAAAGAGACACGTTGGGAGTACGACAGCCACCCAGACAGGTCTTCTAACAAGTCCAGGTAAAGAGCATCAGGGTTAACACCCATGATATCCTCCTGACTGCCCTAGCGGCCGTTGTAGAAGGACGAAAGTGAAACAAGAATGTCCAAGCTCAAGACATAAAGTCTAGAAGCTTGTCCACCCATGTTTCTACCTCGTCTCCTGTGATTAACCCAGAGCTGAGCAAAATGCCCAGCAATAGGATAGTCACTAAGATCAACGACCACTTGGCGTATCGCGTTATAGAGTCTTTGCTCAAAATCTTGAAGACTATGTCGAGTAAACTCAACATTGCCTTCTTCTGTATCCTTTTTAAAGGATTCAGCAAGTCTTTGAGCCTTGACCAGACAGACGTAATCGACATTGTATGACTCCACGTGGGGTCTCCTTTGAGTAAAAGAAAGAATTTACGAGAAGCAGAAACAACGTTAGAGTACGCCGGTCTGCGCGACATCGCCCAAGCCACTCGACTGGTCCGAAAGGGCACCGATGTGAGCGGAAAGGGCAGCAAGAACGTTAGCGGGATCCGCGGAATCAGCACCTGCCGGGACATGAATAAGTGTCTCGACAAGCATGATTACCGGGGACTGACCGCTCAAGGGAGTAACACCCTTACGGGTGATCACCTTGTACACGTTCCGAGGAACACTCTGCAGCTGACCCGTTACGGGGTTGACCGGACTAAGACTTTTAAAGGTCTTAGGACGGAAAACCGAAATCGTAAACGGGCTGCTTACGGAGTGGGCAGTGACTCCAGTCTGCGTGCCACCAATGGTGTCAATCGCAACCTGTTCGCCATTGCTATCAGGGGCAGCGTCTTCCACATAATCATATGTAGGTGACGTGAACCCTGCTTGTGCACCGCCGTTAAACGGTGAGGATAGATCGAACATGAGATTTACCTCTCAGATTTAATGGTCTAAAGGACTCTGACTATGAACGAAGGTGCACCAAAGCACCAATGTTCAACCATTTCAAGGAGTTTGCGCCGGGCATCTCAAGCCTAAATGAAGGCACAAGAGAGCCGACGTAAGGAATCCTAGTAATGGTTTTTACGGTCAAAGTAGCTGGCGTAGCACTACAGTAGATGTCGTAACTCTCGGGATTCCAAGAGTCAGCGGCATGGTAGAGAGATTCATAAGTTGTTTCTCTTACTACCCATTTCATCACCCAACTTAAGTTGGATGATGAAAAGCTACTGGCCTGGATCATATCACCAACGTTGGTGAAATAATCCACAAGAAACGAGTAAGGGATCAATTCCCAAACCGTCGGAGCGAAATCCCTAAGGCCTAAGCCTAGGGAGCGAGCCGAGATTTGGTTAAATTGCTCCGCACTCACCATGCCCAAGTACTTAACGGATAGTTTGTCGGTTGTCGTCTTTCTTAGACGAGTCCGCCAATAAGCCCCGTCACTGAGACCGCTGGTGTGATACGACGCTGACTTCTCTTCTTCAGCAAATCCCTTGACCACCTCATAAGGTGGCCTAGAGACTCCTGTTGTAAGAAAAGCCAGGTGCCGCATCGCGTCATCGATGTCATTGACAAGTGGGGCCCATCCGAAAGAGTGCTCAAGCCAGGTCTCTGATAGATTCTTGTTAGCTCTATGGATAGTCTCAGCTCGACGACTTTGTGACCTCGCGGAATGCGAGATCTTCTTAGCCGCCCTGCCATACCGTCCTATTGCTGCACGAAAACCTTTCAGAGGATTCTTGATAAGGCGCAAAGTTTCTCCTAGTTCACCAAGAAAGACACCACCGCTAACTGCGGTTTGTGCTTTAATGGCGCGGGAAACAAACTTTGATAGTGCCTTGCTATTAGCTTTCGCCTCGGAAGGGATGCCTGGGTAGGGGAACCATCCATTTGCATGGTACTGGCCCCCTGCTACAGACGATGTCGTAGGATTCGGGTAGTAATCGGCATAATTGATTTTGCCGCCTACACTTAACGAACCCTTTGTAGCACGGGTCGAACTGATATTCATTTGAGTACCAGCTTGATTACCGTTCTTCAAACTCTGCTTCCAACCTACTTTTTCACCGTAGTAACCCTGAAACTCAGTGGTTGCTGACGCTGATAGAATAGTCTGGACAGTGCTGTTGCCATATTGGTTCACGCGAGTGCGTGTAACCTCTGCGGTTTCAGCGTAAGAGTACGATCGGCTGTAAGTCATCCTATTACCTCCTTGGGTCAAGGTGGGACAACACAGAGTTGTACCACTGGGACAGCGCACTGCATGGGTAGCAGCG